GTCCCGAGTACTTATACATAGTACACAAAAGGCCTGGACTTACCTTCATTGGTAAGATTACCCATAAGTCTTCTATTCGTCTATTAAACGAATATACGATTCATCTACTTCCGTAGAATCCTCCGTAACTATATGTAGGTCAACAAGTTGACAAGGAACAGGTTTATTCCACATATCCACTTGACGAGCAATATCCTTAAGGATATTTTCGTAAGCTTGGATTGGATCTACCTTATTATTGACTCCCCAACCTGATATAAATGAAGTACCTTCCGGTACTTTCATACACTCGAGAATCAAATCTCTGAGTTTGAGTAGATCAAGCATTGCTTCATCCCACTCTTCATCACGGTCAGGTAAGTCCATTTCCTCTCTCATTTCTTCGAGAGGGTCTTCGACGTTCATATATGCATACCAGGCAGGAGACACTCTGATCAAGAGTGCCGAACACGTATATCTTATCAAAAAGAGTATAATAGTTCGTAAAGAGGCGCCATCCCAAAATACAATATCGTAGATCAGTTGGCGTAGCCCTCCCCCACGTCCCAGCCCAAAATTGGCAAAGCCATTTTTGGATTCTAAGAGGCTATATCGGAAACAATTGTTTTCAAAATATAGCTTATCTTTCAGCCATTTGGTGTATATACTACTACGGTCTTCGATGTGTCGGATCATGAATGATCCAAGCACGATCTCTCGTAGATTAGTAAAATACCATGGTACTAGTAAACGTAACCACAATTCGAGGCTCTCGCCTGATGAGTGAGTACTACAAGTACTTAGGCCTGATGGTCCTAGGATCATCAATATAAATATTAGTCTTAATCTGTCTGAAGCATTACGCTTTAAGAACGGCATTAACCCTAATATATTTCTTACGCTAAATAAGGAAAGGTAGAAACCTTTCTCTTTCATTTCCATAAGTAATGACGGTAAATATTTGTAGTTTCTTACTGTAACCAAGATATTACCAGCACCTAAAGGAGTAAAATCCCCTAAAGTACTGTGTATCCATCTTTTGGCAAACTCGGCAGTAGATCCTTGATGAGATTTCACAAGGTTTACATCTACTCCAAGTACTTCCATGATTGCAAGGTAGGCTTTCGCCACCGCATCATCGGCAATAACAATGTCATCACCTAGCACTGCATAATTTGTAAATATGCATTTACAACCACTTCTGAAAGCCGCAATTTGGACTATAAGATGGTGGGTAAGAGCTAACATACCAAAGGAACTGTAACATCCCATTGGCTGCCCTACAGAATATCTAATTGGCGAATCATCTAAGTGCCAAGGTCTATCTAAGATAGCCTGCCACAAATCACCTCTAACACCTAAAGTGTTGAGAATTTGTACTTGCAACTGAACAGGTAACCTGTCAGTTGCGGCACTAAGATCAAAAGAGTAAAGCACGTGCTGAGCACGATTTAAATCGAGAAGCCGTTGCAATGGTTTCACCTGGTTAAAGGTTCCATCCATCGGTAATTCTTTAAGAATTGCCGCTATAGCATTATGTAAAGGGTGAAACACAACTTGTGTCCACCAATCCGTAATAGCTATAATACGAACTTTTCCTCGTGCTTCGTTTAGTTTAACTAAACGTCCCAAATATTTTGGGAAACTCTCCGACAATACCATGATAGGTAAGAAGGCCATTCCAAGTAGTATCAATCCGAAATGCCAAATGACGATCATATAATATCCATTAGAAATACAATATCTCATCCAGTTATACCACACTCGTGGATAACGGACATAGGCTATTGCATCCAATGGAGCACCATATGTAGCTTTTGCATAATTAGGTCCAGCAGAATCAGATATTTTATTAGTATCTGGTTGCTGTAATCTAATAGATTTCAACCCTAATGAGTGCACTGCACGATCTATCTCATATTGAGGTAGAGTACGACTGGTTCCTTTAAAAGGATCAGTTATAGTGCCCAGTTTTAACACTGGTCTGGCACCCATTACTCGGTAGATTGATAGAACTGTTAATACAGCTCTTATAACTAATTTCCCTTCCGTGGAATCACGTAGCTTTCCAGCTATCATGAATTTCCGTAGGTATAGAGGAATTAGTTTGGGTAAACCTTTCCCAGTAATGCTTATAAAGATCGATGATCTTTTATAAGTTTCATTACCTAGCCAGCATACAATAGACCGCGATACTTCAGCAAGATACTGAACTAACCACGTAGATCCATTATGTTTCCATAATGTTTGGACTCTATTGCACATTGGTAGGAAACCAAGTTTCCACATATGTGATAGACCTATGAGCCAGACTGGAATTCGAAAGAATGGTAAGACCTCTTGAGGTCGAATCCATCTTTTAAGCTCCATTTTGAAACCGGCATTATTCATAAAGTTGTTTGTCACAATTTTTTAATAATGTTTGGTTACCAATAACGTCTCACTCATGTCTACGAGGGTTAGGGTGTGAGCCTTCCTCAATAGGCTTCGCCGGTTGGGAAGCTGTTAGGTCATGATAAGTTATTGATGATGCCATCTCAGCATCATTAGTTCCGCCACAGTAGAGAACCACTCTACCGTTGACTACCAATCAGTTAGTTAACTGGAAAGTAGTTGGCTTATGGGACCTGGAACAGGTACCACCAATCCTTAGATTAGCGTTACGGCCTTTTAGG